GATAAATAGTAACAGTAAGAAATGCATAAGGAAACTATCAGTCATGAACATCAAACAAGTGGATACAAGGAAACAAAAAATGATATAATCCGACATAAACTATAAGAAACGAGCTATTAAGAGAGACTTGACGGACATCAAGTCCACAAAAGCTGGTGAACACCAGACTGGCTACATGAAACGTAAGAATAAGCTGACAGACAAGCAGTTTGCCGAGGCTACAGACGCTATGCAAGCCCAAAACCAGCAACAACAGAAGCAAACCCGCCCTGGTGACTCCGTAATCTGGGGTGGCGGGTCAAATATCAGCATGAAATCCGTGCTAGGTGGACAATTTAAGTCTGTTAACGGAGAATCTGTGGGCATAAATCCAAAAGCTGCGGGAGACTTGCAAGGCCCAAGAGCCGCCAGCTACATGGCAGACCATGAAAACTTACAGGTGAGAAAATGAGAATACCTAAAGAGCCGATTGCTAGAGAACAGTTCTATCTCGACTTGATAGAAAAATGTCTCGTCAGCCGTGAACAGCGCAAAGTCGATTACTCATCCTTGCGTAGCTACTACCTGTTTGGTAACGCTCCTGATGACGTACCCGCCATCTACAACAAGATTTACCCGCACATTGACCAACTGACCTCGTTCCTGTACTCAGCAGAAACCACCAAGTTCTCTATCCACACGGGTGCGGCTGTCTCCGAAGACGAACAGATTAAGGTTCCGACTCTGAGCAAAGCCCTGAATGACGAATGGCTTAACAGTAACGCTGACCAAGTGTTCTCAACCGCAGTCACGTGGTCACTTTGCTACAACTCAACCTTTGTCAAACTCGTTATCAACAACGGCATCCACCCCTACATGGTGGAACCCGCCTGTATTGGCGTACTGCGTGAAGACAGTGCCTACACTGACAGGCAAGAAGCCCTTGTCCACTCCTACTACATCACCAAGTCCGAGTTGTTCGACAGGCTCTACTCCCACCCAGACAGAGATGCCATCGTCAAACGGGTCATGTCCTCGCAGCATGAGCGTACCGAGATTGCCAGCGGCATCCAGCGCATTATCCTGTCCCAAACCAACCCGACCATGTACGGTAACGTCAACCTAGACTTGTCGGGAAACCCCACCTACAAAGCCCAAGTCTCCGAAGACACCATCGAGATGATTGAACTCTGGGTGTGGAATGACGAGACAAAAGATTACCAAGTTGTAACCAAAGCCGACCCCAACGTCATCATCTATGACCGTTCTGGCGAGAGCATGTTCTTGAAAGGTGAGTTGCCTTTCATCCAAATCTGCCCCAACCCCCTGTACGACTACTATTGGGGTGCGTCCGAGGTTCAGCGTCTGGTCTACCTCCAGCAGTTACGCAACAAACGAATGACGGAAATCTTGGACTTGCTGTCCAAACAAGTCAGCCCACCTACCGCCCTGATTGGCTTTACAGGCATTTTGGATGAGAAGAACTTTGCTCTCAACCGTGCTGGTGGCTTGCTGGCAACCGACATGCCAAACGCTAAAGTCGAGAAGTTAGCACCAACTATTCCACCTGATTTGTTCCGTGAGATTGGTGAAGTTGACCTGATGTTTGAAGAGGCATCTGGCATTGTGTCTGTGTTGCAAGGCCGGGGTGAGGCAGGTGTGCGCTCGTCTGGTCACGCTTCCCAGCTTGCTCGTCTGGGTTCTAGCCGTGCTAAGAAACGTGCCCTCATCATTGAGGACAGCCTGGAGAAGCTGGCAACCCTGTACTTGAAGTGTATGCAAGCATACGATGCAACACACTTCACTGACATGGACAACCACAAGTTCATTGCAGAGCAGTTCACCAAGGACTTTGTGGTGAAGGTGGATGCCCACTCCAACTCGCCCATCTTCATGGAAGACATGCGCCAGCTTGCTTTCAATCTGTTCAAGGCCCAAGTCATCGACAAGGAATCCTTGCTTGACTTGCTGGAGCCGCCGATGAAACAATTGCTCAAAGACAGATTGAAGAAGATGGAGGCCAAGCAGCAGGCACAACCGACTGCACCGCCTCCCAAGGCAGAGGGTAAACCAGACTTAAAGCAGGTAGGATAATGGCTACACAAGCAATCGTGCCTCCCAAAGCAGACCAGCCTCGGGCAAGCACAGAGCAACTGAAAAGAGGGGAATCGTCCCCCAGCTTGACATACCGCCAAACTGGGGTTAAAAACTACACCGGGCGTAGTCAACGGGACTACTCTCGGAAAAGCTAACCAGGAGCTATCATGTATAAATCGCACAAGCGCGGTCGTAAGACTCGTCGGTAAGATTTCCCGCAAGGGAAAAGGGTATGGCTGCTTCCCCTTTAAGTAAGTGGCCGCTTGTACCAAGGAGCGCATCATGCGTAAAGGTCGTAAAGGTCGTAAAGGCCGCAAGTAATCCGTAAGGATTTGTCTTGGGGGACTGACATAAAATGTCCCCCACCTATTGACAAGCAGTTTGTAAGTGGTTACAAACGGCGCACAAGGAGTTTTTATGGCAGTACCAACAGATAAGTTGATGGAATTGATGCGAGGCAGTCGTTCTGCCGCTGCACCTGCTCCTGTCCCCGAACCTGATGCTATGCCTGTCGGCGCAATCTCTGACGCTGAAACTCCCCCGATGGCTTCCCCCATGTCAACGCCTGAACCTAAGATGGGTTCAAAAGAGGCGGCAATGATTAACATTGGCATGGCGATGGACTTGCTGGAGCAGTCTCTCCCAGCACTCGGGTCTGAATCTGAAGAAGGCCAGAAAACTCTGGCAGCAATCCGTACCCTCACCGGGTTGATGGGGCCACGGAAAAACAAAACCAACGAACTCCAGCAGTCTGAAATTTTGCAGATGCTGCAAACATTACCCCAGGCAGGTGGCGCAACGCCTGAAGGTAAGGCAATGCAAGCAGCGCCGATTCCCGGTATGCCTCCTCCTGGCGGCGCACCAACTCCACCCCCAATGTAAGGAAACAACATGGACTTGTTCAAGCCCCGTGGCGCAGCCGCACCCCGCCGTCCTACTGACAACAATCAGCAAAACGGTGTCATCACCAACACCCCCCGTTTCTCACAACTTGGTGGCTTGTCCACCCCAGGCAAAGTCGGTAAGACTGGCATGGCTGTGCAGAAACCTGCTGACGGCAAAAAAGTCATCTAATCGTATAAAGAGGGTAAATCATGTCACTTGAAAACATCACATCAGATGCTCGGGATGAGTTAGCGGCTTTGGCCCAACAACTCGCTGAGAATCCCGCCACTCGCAAAGAGTTTCTGCGGATGACCAAAAAGGTCAAACCAGACTTGCCCATTCCCGAACTTGACATTGAAGACTACACGCACAAGGCGGTCAGCCGTTCTGAAGAGCGTGTGCAACAGTTGGAAGCCAAGTTGCGTGAGCGGGATGCGATGGAAGAATTGCAAAAGCGCCGTCAGTCCTTGATGAAAAAAGGCTTGATTGCTTCTGAAGATGAAGTAGGCGATGTGGAAAAAATCATGCTGGAGCAAGGTATCACCAACCATGAGACAGCAGCACAGTATCATGCGTGGATGAAACAGGCAGCAGTGCCGACTTCTTCTGGTTACAACCCCCAGGTCATTCAACAGTTTGACTTGAAGGGATACTGGAAGAATCCGACTTCTGCCGCCCGTTCTGAAGCAATGAAAGCACTCAATGACCTGCGGAAACCGCAACGGCCCATTGGGTTGTAAAGAGGGTATTTTTTTCTAAGGAGGCCTTATGGCTATTGGCGGCGGCATCCTACCAGCAACAGGGTCAAGTCAATTCAATGAACTGACCTACGTTACTCGTAGAGCCTTTATCCCCAAGCTGGTTGTCCAGCTTTACAACTCGACACCCCTCATGGCGGCTCTGATTGCCAACAGTCAGCAAGCCTCCGGCGGTGTGTCTTCCGTAACCGTGCCCGTGCAGGGCGCTCAGTTTGTGAATGCTCAATGGTCTGACTACAGCGGCTCGTTCGCTCAACCGTCAGTCCAGCAAGGCGCTTACAACGCTGAGTTTGACCTGAAGCTGATGATTTCTCCCGTGCCGTTCCTCGGTATGGAAGGTGCAGTTCAGCAAGACGCAGCAATTATCCCGTTGATTGAAGCTCGTATGAACGATGCGACCAACGTGATGATGGACGCAATGGCAACTGCCTTGTACAACAACACCACCAACACCCAACAGTTCATCGGACTGCCTGGTGCTGTGGATGACGGTACAACCCTGCAAACCTACGGCAACATCAACCGCTCGACCTACACCTGGTGGAAGTCGAAGCAGTACGCTGCTGGCTCGGTTAACCCCACTCGTCAGAACATCCTGCAATACATCTCTGGTACTGTGAAGAACGGCGCTGAGATGCCTAGCTTTGGTGTTTGCGGCTTTGGTACTTGGACGCTGCTGGCTCAAGACTTTGTTGGTCAAGAGCAATATGTCATCACCCCAGGTTCCGGCTTTGACGGCGACAACAACGGCCCCCAGGCTGCGTTCCGCGCCCTGATGGTTGCTGGTGTGCCTATCTATCCTGACCCCTACTGCCCCGAAGGCACGGTGTACTTCCTCAACACCAACTACCTGTCGCTCTACATCCATGAGCAAGGTTCGTTTGTGTTCACAGGATTTGAGTCCACTCTGCCCAACTGGCAAATTGGTTATGTTGGCGCTGTGCTGATGATTGCCGAACTGGTAAACGTCAAGCCCAAGTCGATGACCAAGGTGACGGGTTACAACTACCTTTCACTGTAAGGAGCATAGAGCATGTCTTTATCACTCAATAAAATCCTGCTTGCTAGTGCAGCCACCAACACGGCTGGTGCTTATCTGCAAGGCGTTACCATCACCAGCATTGGTATTGGTAACACCACGCTGATGAACGCTGGCGTGTCTAGCGCACAGACCATTCCCGCTGGTGCATACATTC